CTCATTTTGTTGTCTACATTGATTGGAAGTGTTTCGTTTGCGGGAATCCCCAATGCAAACATTGTCTCGGGAAGTGTCAATATATTTATAGGATCGGTGGGAGCAGTCTATGGTTTTTTACAAATTTCCCAGTTGACGGAACAACACCGAATTGCCTCCTTGGCATGGGACCAATTTCAACGAAATTTGGAAATTGTCCTTTTGACCGAGAGAAAAGAGAGAACAAACGCCACTGATTTTTTCAAGATAAATCTGCACGAATACAATAAATTATTAAACACCTCGCCGTTTATTCCTCCCCGTGTGGTCAATGAATTCAACCGAGTTTTCGCAAAAAGCAATATAGATAAACCCGATATTTGCACAATGAATTCGGCCATCGGCAACGACAACAACGTGTAATCCATCACGACGCCGACGCCGTCCAGTATTCCGACAAGGAAAGAATAAAATAATCCACAACAATGTTGGTGGGAATGTTTTCGTTGTTGTGAATGACCATTTCAACAATATTGAGCAGTTCTCTCGACACGGTGACGTGCTGACCCCGAATAATATAATTAAAGTAATTCTGTATAATTTGCTTCTTGTCAATGTTGTATTGAACACTGATACTTTGAATACACTCTTTGATGCTTTCCGTGGGTTCTTTGTTCACAAAACAACAATGTATTTTGTCCCACAATTCCGAATGGATGATGCATTCCAATACCGATTTATTGAGGAGTGTATTGTGGTTGGACTGAATAAAATTAATCATACTGCGAATATCCGATTGGTAGATGGACTGTATTTTTTCAATCATGGAATCGCTTAAATGGATGTTTTCCTTGTCGGAAATATTTTTAATGAATTTAAAGATTTCGGTTTTGGGCAATTGGTTGAACCGAATGCATATAAACTCATTTTGCAACGATTCGTCTATTTTACTCACATAGTTGCATATCAAACAAAACCGAACATTCAATGTGGATGTCTGTAGTAAATATTTCAAGGCTTGTTGTGCGTTTTTCGTCATATAATCCACTTCATCCAATACGACGAATTTAACCCCATTATCAAATAAATTTTTGGAAGAGACAAACTGATAAATTTGGTTGCGAATAATGTCAATGCCCCGTTCGTCCGAGGCATTGAGATGAATTATATTTCCCTTGTTGATGACGTGGTTTTTGATATTGTTTTTATGTTGGTATTCGTTGATTAAATTGATAATAGTGGATGTATTGTGCGTGACTGAAAAGTCCCCCAATACAAAACGGTTGTTTCCGTCCAGAGTGAATCCATAATAGGTGCCTCTTCCTTGGGGAACAACCGTGAAAGACGACGACAAAGGGGCAGGGTCTTTGATGCGAAAAAGTCGGGGATATTTGGTCGGAATTTGGTGTAAATCGTTGCCGAAGATGACGATTTCGTTGTTGAATGTGTTGGCAACAAACCCGAGAGAACGCACTAAAAACAAAATGTCGTCGTCCAAAGGAGTCTTGGATTGTTGAATGAAAAAAACTTCGTCAATTTCGTTGTAATGACTTTGATTGTCCAAGATTCCGGCCAAGACGTTCAACCGAACGTCCCTATCGTTTATTTTATAGTTTTCGGGAATGAAAGAGAGGGGAGAACCGATTAAAATCCCGAGATGGTAAGGGTCCAATGCGGTTGGTTTACGACGAAATTCAACTCCCGTTTTATATACCTTTAAATACGATTGGACGTTCTCGGGCAATGTGAGATATTCTTTGATGGACAATTCCACCAAATGGTCGTATAATTTTAAACACAATATGTGTTCTGAATTGACACAATACTCATCGCCTCTCTCGGAAACGACATCATAGAGTTGGTCTTGACCACGACCGAGAGACAAGACATTTCTCGGAGTTGAATCGTCGCCCATAATCACATCATCCACGGCAATATCTTGAACCATTTTGATTTCTCCATTGAACATGAGAATGGGTGTGTTTTCTTTGAAGCATTTTCCACTGCCCGGGGGACCATAAAACAAGAGATTGGGAAAGGTATTTTGATGGATGATGTTTTCAAAAATGATGCGGTTGTTGGGGTCCAAGACAATATCGTTAAAATGAGTGGGTCGGTATTTTTCAATCCAAGGTATAATGTTTTTTTTTTCCGACATTTTTTATTTTATGTGGTATACTTTTTATATTGTTATCGTGTCTATCATAATTCTTCACAATCAAGGCATAACCCTGTTTCACCAATATAATTGTTTATTTTACTACATTGATTGCATTTAAACTGGGGAATATCTTCTAAAATAGATGGACTGTGATGTTCGTCGTCCAATTGCCATTTTATATTTTCAAACAGTATATCTGACATTTCGTCAGGCGTCAATTCATCAAATATTTTTTCCCATGTATTTGTTAGTATGAACCCTTGAATAAATACTTGTATTCCGTAAACAATAATATCCCAAGCAATCTTTTTAGACCATTCGGAATCTTGCGAAAGATGCGTCAGTTCTGTTTCCAAACCCCCGCCTATGTCTATTTCTTGGTTTGGAGTTAAACCAAAGAAGGACATGCAGTTATATTCACGAGTAATTGATTCGTAAACGACTACTTTAATTTTATTGAATAATATTTCTTTTTGGGTGTTCCATTCGTCTTTACTGTTAAAAAATACATTCGGTGTTTTCATTATAGTGATTATGTTTTTGTTTTTAAGTGTATTACTGAAATTAAATAAATATTATTTTTATGATTTATTTAATAATTTATATTTTTGGTTTATTGATTTTATGATTTTTATATTTTTTGGATTTGAAAATAAAATAACACACCAACCCAACAGAACACGACGACTGATTAATTGGAGTAAGCTACGCCAGCCATTCCTGACATCACTCTTAATACATTATAATTGACAGCATACACTCGGACTTTGGCAGTCGCAGTTCCTGAAACTGTGGCAGAAGAAAGAACAAGCTGAAGAACAGCATTGTCAATTCTTGAAAAGTTGCATGAACCAGATGGTTGATGTTCCTCTGGGCGAAGACCAAAGGCATACACGTTGATACCAGTATCTGGAGCACGGGTGTGATGTTGATAAGGTTGAACCACATCAAAGTAACTACCTTCACGCTCTGTGAAACGATCCTGACCGTTCAGCTGGAGTTTGGCAGTCACACAAGGATTCTCACCCCAGCAGTGCATGTCTAAAGCAGTTTCGGCTAATACGAATGTGCCCGCATCAGACACATAGGAACCAGTGACTGGACTTCCAGAGGCCGCATCAAAGGGTTGATAAGGAGTGGTTCCGTTCCATTCGGAAGTCGCAGAAAGACCTTGGATATCACCCGCACCTGGCATCTGGAAAAGACCAGAAGCAGTGATGAAGTTGGCCGCACCCGCACCTACTGTAGTTCCACCAGCACCGACTTCCTGAGGACCACCGAAAGCGTGGACGGCATTGGGAAGAGCATCAATGGCATCAGTGTAGTTGAATGGCTGAGCACCCAGAGTCTTGAACAACACGGAACCAGACTGAAGGGAAGAACAGTAATCAACGTTGGAATCTGGCTGAACAACCCAGATGAGCTCTTTGCAAGGATGATTGAAATTTAACTTGATCTTGTTTGCACTTGAACCTACACTCTCATCACCAGTGAATTGGAGTTGCTCGATAAGATATTCGTGAGGGTTTTGTGCCATCTTTCTACGTTCATCCGTATCTAAAAAGATATAATCAAGGTAGAGGGAGGCGGCTACCAAAGATTGTTGGTAAGCAGAAGGAACGGAGGCAACACCGGAGAACCCTGGTTGAAGGGTCTTGACGGCCCAGAGACACTCACCAATAGGACGGAAATCAATGTTGATTTTGACTTCGTGGTATTGGAGAGCAATCAAAGGAAGGGCAAGACCGGGGTTTCGGCAAAACCAGAACAACAGAGGGATGTAAAGAGTTGTTTCTGGGAGAGCATTTCGGGGAGCACACACCTGAGATGGGCCACCAGATGACGCACAGGGACCAGTGACATTGGCAAAGGTTGGGTCAGTGATGTAGGTGAGTTGGGTGGTGTTTCCGATGAGTTTAAAGTAACCACGGAGTTGTTCGGATGTCTGGGTCAGCTGATTCCAGATGTGCATCCAATCACCATATTGACGGTCAATTCTTTGGCCACCAATTTCAACCTCAACTTGAGCAATGATTTGCTCACCGATGAAATCTAACCAACGGGCATAGACACCATCGTTGTATGTTCCAGAGGTAGGAACCATAGACTGGTTGATTTCTGGTAAAGTCAACTGTAAATAAGTTCTATACACCAAATCACCGTTTCGGGAGATGGTGCAGGTAACACGACGACCAAAATCGGCCTGGCCGTTAAAGGTCTGCTCAATACTTTCCATGGCAAAGTTTGTGTGGCGACGATAAGACACCTTCCAAAAGGTGATCTCGGGAGTTCCGGTTAAAAACACGTCTTGTGCACCATAAGCGACTAATTGCATCAAAGCTCCACCCATATTGTATTATATTATCTCTAAAGAAAAAAATTTGGGGGAAATTCATTTTAATTAAATTAATTGTTTTATTTCCAAAAATACTTAAAGGACTTCCGATTTTGATTCATCTAAATGATTTAATGTGTTTAAATATTTCATTTATGATATTAAATATATTTTAGGAGGTAGTTTTAAAAGACAAGCTTGGTTAATGGGGGTATTTTCCTATTCATTTAATCAATTTAGTCAATTTATTCATAATTTGTCCATAAACATAATAAGAGATAAATTGAAATAAATAAACCACAATATTATTTTATAGTATGGAATTGTTGGATTGGATTGACATTGATAAACTCAACTGGAAACTATTATCAATGAACCCAAATGCCATTGACCTTTTGGAACAAAATCCAGAAAAAATTGATTGGGGGTATTTATCGTCCAACCCGAATGCGATTCATCTTTTGGAACAAAATCCAGAAAAAATTAATTGGGTAAATTTATCATGTAACCCAAATGCCAATAACTTGTTGGAACAAAATCCAGAAAAAATTGATTGGGGCCTCTTATCAATCAACCCGAATGCCATTCATTTGTTGGAACAAAATCAAGATAAAATTGATTGGGATGATTTATCAAAAAACCCGAATGCGATTCATCTTTTAGAACAAAATCCAACTAAAATTAATTGGAAAATGTTATCGCAAAACCCAAATGCCATTCATCTGTTGGAACAAAACCCAACAAAAATTAACTGGTTTTGTTTATCGCAAAATCCGAATGCGATTCAATTGTTGGAACAAAATCCAGAAAAAATTGATTGGCAAGGGTTATCGGAAAACCCGAATGCGATTCATCTTTTAGAACAAAATATAGAAAAAATTAATTGGGATTGGTTGTCGCGGAATCCGAATGCCATTCATCTTTTGGAACAAAATCCGCATAAAATTAATTGGATGTATTTATCGAAAAAAAACCCGAATGCCAATAACTTGTTGGAACAAAATCCACATAAAATTCATTGGCACGCTTTATCCTTAAATCCAATCATATTTGAAACCAATTATGAATACGTATTGAAATAAGCAGAAAGCAGAAACCTACGGTTTCTGCTCCGTAGGTTTCTGCTTTATTACGAAAAAATTGAAGAGATAATTATTATAATGTTTTTATTATAATAATGGAATTATTGAATTGGATTGACATTGATAAACTTAACTGGAAATTTTTGTCAAGAAATCCGAATGCCATTGACCTTTTAGAACAAAATCCGCATAAAATTGATTGGTGGATTTTATCGTGCAACCCGAATGCGATTCATCTTTTGGAACAAAATCCAGAGAATATTGATTGGTGGCGTTTATCGCAAAACCCAAATGCGATTCATCTTTTAGAACAAAAACCTGATGAAATTTGGTGGGCACATTTATCGTCCAACCCGAATGCGATTCATATGTTGGAACAAAATTCAGAAAAAATTGATTGGTGGTATTTATCGAGAAACCCGAATGCGATTCATCTTTTGGAACAAAATCCACATAAAATTGCTTGGGATAATTTATCGTTCAACCCGAATGCAATTCATTTGTTGGAACAAAATCCAACTAAAATTGATTGGAATTGGTTATCGGCCAATCCGAATGCGATTCATCTTTTGGAACAAAACCCAACTAAAATTGATTGGATAGCGTTATCGGCCAACCCGAATGCGATTCATCTTTTGGAACAAAACCGAGAGAAAATTAATTGGGAATGTTTATCCAAAAATCCAAGCATTTTTGAAACCAAATATGATTACGTATTGAAATAGTGGTTCAAACCAAAATATTATATGGGATGGTCATACCTTTTTATATAGTTAAAACAATACACAACATGTTCCATATTTTCATTGTTCTCAAACGATTTTAGCACTTCTTCTTTATTAATATCTTTAATGTCAATGTGGGCAATATTATTTCCGTCTGCTTTTAATAGTGAAACAGAGAACCGAACATCATCCAATTCATCCATATTTTCTTTATAATATTCAATAATTTTAGCTTGTTGTTCTGGGTTAACGTTTTTATTCCAAATATCCCGTTTTTTTTGGGATAAAGTATTTTCACATAGTTTTTCTAAAAACTCAAGAACCTCAACCAACGACGATAATTTACAAGTTTTATATTTATGAAACAACAAATGAAGAGCAATCGTTTCAACTTTTTTGGCAATGTCTCTCCCGCGAAGTCCCGATAATATATCCTCGTTTGTTTTCTTTAATTCCCCAATAATACTTCGGAGATTTCTATTTTCTTCGCGTAATTCATTGATTTCTGTATAATGTGTATTAATTAATTCGATATGATTTTTAAGTTGATTGTTTAGAATACTAATGGTAGATTTTAATTCATTGTTTTCACGCACGACAATATCGTATTCTGCTTTTCCAATTACTTGACATGGTTGAATGATATAAGGAATCATTGGGTGTGAAATATACTCGTTTGCCATTATGGTCTTATATAATATAAACTATATCTTAATATCAATTTTAATCAAATGAAAACAAAAAAACAATACATCCCTTTTTCTCTCACTCAAACCGAATTATATTGGACGAAATCACAATAGAACTGATTAAAAAAATAAATGCCAAGAGTTCTCTCCACAATACAATCGTGTTCTCTTGAATGACAAATAAATTAATCATCCAAACGTTCATCATATAAAAGGCAATAATGATCATTTGAATTTGGATAATGTTGATTCCACTTAAACTGGCATATTTATTTCCAAAAATATTGAATATATATTCAATAGACACTAAAGGAAGAGCCAGTAAATACGATTTCCAAAAACTCCATTTTTGGAACGACAAATGGTAAAAGGAAGCAATGGTATAAAACCACGTTCCGCAATAAATCAAAAGTATTGAAAGTATTTTTCCGCTCACCATTATACTTATGGCTATACTATATTTTTATTGGTTCGTTCCAACCATATAAAGAAATCACTATAGATTATTATAATGGACCAAGAAATCAATTCAAACGACCGATTGAATTTGAAAAAATTAATCAGCGAATGCGAGACCATTGACAATACCGAATACATTCGGCAAGTGAAACACAGTGTTCCTTTAGCCAAAGACATTCAAACGATGGAACGGCTCAAAATGCAAAACATGACTTTGCGAACGAGTCATCCCGAGCAATTTGCCGAGATTTGCGAATCCCAGTGTGGTTTCCTGTTCAACAACTATATGGATATTTTCAAGAAATTGTTAAAGGACGAAATCAATCTTCAAATTATGCAACAATTCTTGCACGTATTGAATATGATTGAAGATGGTTTGGTGGACCAACACGAGGGGTCGGTGATTATCGGCAAAATATTGAAAGAATTGTATTTGGACTCGGCCATTCGTCGTGGCGAACATTTAGACCAAGAAAACCCCCCTGTTCCACGCGTTGAAGGTAAACAAATCGGGTGGAATCAATTTAAAACCATATTCAGAAAGGAAGACGATTTTTAACGACAATGATTCAATGATTCTTTAATGAAATAATGAAATGAAATAATAATGAAATGAAATAAAAATATATAAATGTTTATACTATATATTTTTTATAGAACAGAACAATGAATTATCATTTGAACAAACCCAATGCACACTATACCATCAGTTCTCTTTGTTTTGGAACAAAATACGCTCCCATCATGTCGCACTGGTTGACCAATACCATCACAAAATCGCCCCATGCCGATGTCATTGTCTATCCCATTGACAACCAGTTGCCCTTCCCACCCGACGAAGTTTATTGGAGTCTGGACCCGTTGCCGGGGTTCAGATGGACCCCGAAGGGAGAAGCGTTTTGGGATATATTGAGATTGGACAACAACCTTAAACTATTGAATGGTCGTGGGCATCCCGTCGTCCATTGCGATTTAGATATGATTGTCGTCCAAGATTTGGAACCCATCCTTCAATGGGGCGAAACCGAAAAATTTGATATGGTGTTTTCAAGAGAAACGTGGGGCGACCCCTTGCCCATTTGTTCGGGATTGTATATATTGTATCCCTCTTCGTATTCGTTCTGCAAAACGCTTCGGTCCATGATGA